GTCGGATAAAAAACAATTCGATGATGCGTTCGGCTCGGACGGCGAGTTTATTGAAATTATCAACACGCCCGAAGGCTGGTTGATTAAACATAAACAACAAGTCGATATGGGCGATAATAACGAGTAAATGCTTGCTGAAGTATTGCCGATACAGGGCGAATACCATCCTGATTGGCGGCCAAGTCGGTCTCATCTGCCTGTTTTAAAAAATTACATCAAACCGATAACGTCAGAAGAGCGGGAAGAATTTAAGCAGCTTGCATTGAGAATGCGAGAAGTTAGATTAACGGCGGCGCGGAATGACCCGAATGCGTTTATCGAATACTGTTTTGAGACCGACAAAGGCGTTCCGTTTCAGCAGGCGTGGTTCCACGAGGATTGGCACAGCTTTATAACGAAACACAAACGCTGCCTGATTATAGCAAGCCGCAATTCGGGTAAGACGAGTCAGATGGTTGCGCGGATAATTTGGGAACTCGGACGCAACCCGAATTTGCGAATTAAAATAGTCTGCGCAAGCGACAGTAAGGCGACTGAAAGACTGTTTGAAATCATACAGCACATTAACAGCAATCCGCGAGTTAAAGAAGTGTTCCCTGATTTGCGGCCTGCCGATTACGGTTCATGGACGGGACATAAAATAGTTGTTCAAAGAACGGCAAAGCACAGGGACGCGAGTATAGAGGCGTTAGGCGTTGGCAGCACGGCAACGGGTGGACGCGCTGACATTATCATAGCGGACGACGTTGTTGATAGGCGCAACGCTTTACAGTTTCCCGCCATTCGAGAGGCGGTAAAACAAGCATGGTTCAGCGATTATGTTCAACTTTTGGAGCCAAATGGACGAATAATATACATTTGTACTCTTTGGCATCGGAAGGATTTGAGCCATGAGCTTATGAAAAATAATGAATACGAGGTTTTGCGGGTTAATGTAACGGAAGATTTAAAACCGATTTGGCCGGAAGTATGGAGCAAGGAGCGGCTCGAACAGCGCAAGCGAGAAATCGGAACGATAGAATTTAATCGCGGCTTCCGCAATATTGCGATTGACGATGAGACCTGTATTATAAGGCGCGACTGGATAAAGTTTTATAAAGTCGCTCCGAAGTTCGACGAAATGATACAGTCGTGGGACTTGAGTTTCGGCGGCATAACGACAACTGCGTCTTATGTTGTAGGACAAGTTTGGGGCAAGGCGGGCGCGAACAAATATCTTGTTGACCAATTCAGGGCGAAAATAGGATTTAACGAGCAGATAACGGCTATAAAAACCATGTCGGGCAAATGGCCGCAAGCGACGCTTAAACTGATTGAAAATAAAGCGAACGGTAAAGCCGCTATTGACGTTCTCAAAAAATCGGTTGACGGAATAGTCGCGTTTGAGCCGTCGCAATACGGCTCGAAAGAAAATAGGCTTTTAGCGGTTCAGCCTCAATTTGAGGCGGGTAATGTATTTATTCCCGACCCGACCATTTGTTCGTGGGCGCACGATTATATCGAAGAGCTTGCAACTTTTCCTATTGGAGATAACGACGACCAAGTTGACAGCACTAGTCAAGCTCTGATAAGATTAAGTAAGAAAGTCGGACACGTTTTTGCTTTTGCCGATTGAGAGGTTACGCATGAAGATATTTGGTATTGAGATTTTCAAAACAAAAGAGAGTCCGGCTGACGTTGATAAAGTCCAGCAGTTTACTTCGCCTGGGACGAGCAACCCGTTGGATTTGAACGACGTGCCGAGTAAGGGAACTTTTGAGGAAATCCCGTCAAGCCAAATCATGCGAGCAAACTCGATGTTTTGGCCAGGTGTGCCTTTAACGAAAGATTTGACGTTTTTACAAAGCGTGGTTAAGGGACTCAAGCTCAACCCGTGGGTTTACAAATGTTGCAAGTTGAGAGCGGACAGCGTTTCGAGCGTCCCGTGGTATGGAGAGCGGCTGACGGGCGTTGACGATAACGGGGTTGAGATATGGGAGCGGTTAGAAGAGAGCCACCCGTTGTCGCAGCTCATTAAAAAGCCGAACCCTTACATGACGTGGGGGCAGTTCCTTCGCTATAATATGTATTTTTACGATTTGGGCGGAATAAGCAATATGGTTATAACGCGGGCGGGAATAGATAAAAAAACGCCCCGCGAACTCATGCCTATCATGCCCGATTTAATCGCGCCGATAATCAATCAGGACGGAACTCTACAAAGGGAATGGATAACGTATCAAGGCAAAGCATACGGAATACGAAACGACATACACCCCGACGACATACTGTGTTGGCGGGCAATAGACCCCGCGCAAATGTATTGGGGTTTAAGCCCGTTAAAAGCGGCTGCTACTGCTATTGACACCGACAATGAAGCGACGGAGTATCAAAGGAGCGTATTGAGAAACGGGACAAGTAAGAGCGTTATGCTCATGGCTAAAAACGACCAGTTAAGCCCTGAAACTATCAATAGCGATAGAGAAACGTGGAACTACTATCACGCGGGCGCAGGCAACGCGGGCAAGGTAATTTTTACAAGCGGCGATTACGAGTTAAAGGAATTCGGCTTAAACCCTAACGACATGAATTATGCGCAGTTGTCTTCAAGCGCAGTTCAAAAAATCGCGGCTGTTTTCGGCGTTCCGTATTTGCTTTTAGGCGCAGATATGGCAGCCTCGACTTACGATAACCTTGCAGCGAGCGATTATGCGTTTTGGAGTCAAACCATTCTTCCTTTGTTGACGGATTTGTGCGAAACTTTGAATGCAAAACTCGTGCCGGAATACGGCGAGCCGATTAGAATTAAATATGATGTAACGGGCGTCCCTGCTTTTTTGACGATTATTCAAAAGAACGTGCAGGCGGCGCAATCGCTGTTTAATATGGGCGTTCCGTGGCGCAATATAAACGACAAGATGCTGTTCAACTTCCCGCCGCACGAAGGCGACGGAATAAGCTACTTGCCCGCTAATATGATACCGGCAAACCAGCCAATGCTTGAAGAGGGAACGGTTATGGACAACGTAACGCCGATAGAGGCAGTTAAAAAGTAATGTGCCAAATTTGCAAGGACGGTCAAAATGGGATTATTCGGCAAACCATCAATCTGTATGACGGTGTATCTGATACAAGTCTGCGCAACAATCTTGTTCGAGGAAGCCTTGAGCTGCATTGCAAAGCGGCTGGACAGAAAATTATAAGGCTTAAAGCCAATGCAAGGCAGGCGCATATTAAAATGCGGCGGGCGTTAAACGCGACAGAGCCGAAGTTAATTAGAACGCTCGTTAAGACGTGGAACGCTCAAAAGAAGGCATTGAAATACAACGAAATTGAAGCGGCTTTAAAGCTAGGCAATCTATCGCCCGTTGCTCTTGCGACGTGGAAAAAACAATATCAAGACATGTTGATTGACGAGTTTACGCCGCAGTACGAAGCTATTTCAAGAGCGGCGTGGACTGTTTTAGAAGGAGATGTTAATCATCTGGGCTTTGCATTGGCAATGCCAAAAGTCGCCGCGACATTGAAAGAATCAATAGAACGACGTGAGGCTTTTCTCAAAAACGTATGGACTGACTCGCAGGCGCAAAGCGTTAATACGGTTATAAAATATTTCACGGTTGATAATCCAATCAACCCGAAAGACGCGGCGCGGTATATTAGGCCGCTAATAGGTCTGACGCCTAATCAATCTGTTGCCGTGCTAAATAGGCGGGCGCTGCTTGAAAAAGACGGTTTAACGGGCGACGCGCTTGTTAAAGCGACACAAAAATACGCCGACAGCATCGAAAGACGCCGTGCTGAAAATATCGTGCGAACCGAAATGGCGACCGCTTATAATCAATCGGAGCTTATTTATTTTCAAGAAGCGATAAGCGAGGGCGTCGTCGCGACGGTTATGCAGACGTGGCTAACCGCTGAAGACGAAAGAACATGCGATATTTGCGCGGCGTTGGACGGCGAGCAGGTTGATTTAAACGAATACTTTCAACCCGAAGGATTGGAGCCTGTCCAATGTCCGCCCGCTCATAACTCTTGCCGTTGCACGACTACGTTTGATGTTGTTTTGCCGTGAGGTTGTAGTATGATTAGTAGGCAAGACGGTTATAAGACGCCCGCAAATGGGCGGCGTTATAATCAAGGACGATGTTTATATCGGCGCGAATTGCAGCATTGAGCGGGCGTCGATGGAAGGCATGTTTACCGAAATCGGGAATAACTGCATATTGGACAGCGGGGTTAAAATTTCACATAATGTCAAAATGGGAAATAACGTCGTTGTTTT